ATAGAGAATCATCACCCGCACCTGCTTTGCCAGTTGGCTCACTACAGTTGCAGCAGTATTCATATTTCATGTCTTACTCCTTGATATTGTGGGCGGCTTCGTTTCTCTGTTGCTCCCGAATCTGGGCGGCACGAAAAGCATCAGACGGGCTATCGCCTTCGCAAATCTCAGCCGCTACTGTTGTCCCATCTTTGGTTTCGTAACTGTGCGTCAAATGGTTGTAAAAGGTTGGTGTCATGTTTACCCCTTAATGCCGTGAGCGGCTTCGATGGCACGGGCAAATGCAAGTTCGGCATTGTTCATTCCTGCATACCCCCAATGCTCTCTGGCAATAACAGTAATCTGCTCATCCATCAACGGCTTGCGCTAGGCTTGGGTGGTGTAGAGCATCATTTCAACGCCAACAGGTAGGTCTGTGATTTTGAAGTTGTCGGTCGGTTCAAGCCTGTACTCATTGAACTCATTGCGGTGTATGTACGCCACAGGCTGCTCTGGTTGTGCCATTTGTTTTAGTGCGTTCTGGTGTCCTTCTCGATAACCAACGGCACGTTCACGCTCAATCCAATCTTGGTCTGGTTGTGCCATGCGATTGACCGCCTTATCCACGCTAGACTGCATCTGCTTTTGCATTCCGTCAATGAACCCACGCTCATAGTCACGCTCTGGTTGTGCCAATGCCGCCTCTATTTCTCTTATTACAACATAACGTGTGTCTACATCGTATTTACTGTGTGGCGTTTCTTCTGGTTGTTTTTCAATCCACTCAAGCGCCATTTCTAATGCTTGTCTCATGGCATCTCCCTAATTATGTTAGCAGCTACCTTGTAGTAGTTGCTTAGTTTGTCTCTAGCATGTAAGTCGTCTAAGACTAGACAACACTCTTCTTTCTGCCACTCAGCTCCCATCTCCCAAGCATTAGTCGCCAAGGTGACAGCGTTCTCGTCTATACCTGCACTACGTAGCAGGGTAATCATCTCTTGTTTCTTCATGCTTATTTCCTTGCTCGGATTGCTTCTGCATACGTTGAAAATACACCTTTGACTTCGTGTTCAACATGAATGTCATCACACACCTCTGCACACGCCTCACGCTCTGCTTCTACTGCTCTGCGTATCTCTGCTTCTAGCCCATCCTTAGACCATAAAGACATCGGGCCAAGCCGTGCTGTTACTTGTGAAATAACGCATCGTTCAGCCGCTAATTCTCTTAACCACATTTCTTCATCTTGTGTCATTGCAGTTCCTTGTATGGTGAGTTGTTCTGCCACAAGGTTGTTGGCTTAGGTAAGTACCTGTCTGTGGGGTGTGGGACATCAGGAGGTACGTCTACACACATCCACACAGCTGCAAACTGTCCACGCTTAGGTACATCCCATCGGTCTATGTAAACACCATAGATGTTGTTCATAGTCTTCTGAACACTCTTGTAGGTTGATCCCAGCTGCTTAGCTATCTGAGAAGTTGTTAGCCCATCAGAGGAGTTCAAGAGCATCACTCTTATCTTGTCGTGCCTAGATTCCTTCATTGTTAGCCTTTGCTAGGTAGTTGGTTAGTCGTTTGATCCTGTCAAGGTGGTACTCCACCATTCTCTTGGAGTAGTCTTGGGCGGTAAGCATATTTAGTAGCTCACGCTTTGCACCTTCCAGTTCTTTAACTGCCATCTCTTCAGCAGTGGGAGCACGGAGTGCGTCTGCTAAAGCATTAAGAATGTTCTTAGTAACGTTACTCATACTTCTGGATGTCGTCTTTATCATCAACATAGGTTTGAATGTCATCATCTTCATCGTCCTCACATAAGTGGCAACCAGGGTGGTCTGGGTCATTGCATTTAGGGTGTGCTCTTAGCACTGCCTTGTATCTGTTCTCATAGAACGTCTGGGCTTTAAGCTCTGCGTGTTCACTGTCATTTGGATCGTATTTCATTTGAGATACCCCAATAAGTTAATCACTGAGTCTACGACTGACGATACTGTCAAGACGATCAGGACCATGCTTTCTTTTTCCATTGCTACTACCTTTCTCTGCTTGTTTAATAAACTCTGCAAACCAAAGTAAGTGTTCTGCATTCATCTTGAATGGACTCTCACCTGGGTTTAACCATAAGGCAAATCTGAGTGGGAATCTTGGAATCATTTTGATTTGTACTTCTTGTGATCCATAGCCCCTGGTCTAGTTCCTTGAACAAAGTCACCATCCCCAGGTTTGTATACCTCCCTATCAAAAGCACTCTCACTAGGAAAAGCACCTATCTCAAAAGACACTTCAGTTGTTTGTTTGATCTCTTCTAAGTACTCAAGAGGAGACTTCTTGTTCATGTTCTCCTCATGCTTCTGCCAACGAGTCTTAATCTCGTTGATTAGTTTTCTATTTGCATCTGCTGCTTCTGCTGAAATTTTCATGCTGACTCCAATTTAAAACCATCACCAACATCCACAATCTTTAGCTTGCCTGTGTGGATACCATACAGCATCACTGCCATAGCAGTGTTNTGTTTNTTCAAGTCGCTAGTNAGTTGNNAGTTNAANTAAGCCAATGCTAGGTTCAACACTATCAACGTAGCTTCTAATACAGTTAGTTCAATCATAAGTACCTCATTATGTAATCTTGCCAATGTGCTGTGTCTGCAAACAGACAAGCATCTAGTTCATGTTTAGCTGCCCAGTCTAAGTAGGTGGTGCTACTCTTCTTGGATAGTCCCTGGTTGCGTTGTAGCACGTAGAGGATGGTGATCTCTGGGTGCTGCTGCTTGATGAGCACAGCCTTCTTTCTGTCTGTACCTGTCCATAGACCTTTGGTTTCTATGTAGACGTTATTAGTAACAGTGAAGTCAGGTGTGTATGTGTGGTTGCTTGCAGGTATTACGTACTTGATCTTGTCTTGTTCGTACCCTAGCTTCCACCCCTTTGCTTCGCAAGCTGCTTGGAATCTAGACTCTAAGCCGCTGCGATACCCTGCTGGGTTATGTCGTTTAGGTCTTGGCATTAAGTCTCTCTTCACGTACCTTCATAAAGTTATCTGCCCATGCAAATGAAGTCTCTATGACATTAACTGAAGAGATTTCTCCTTCGCTAATCATTTTTAAGACAGCATCTTTGCTGCCTAGCTCTGTGAGCATTGCTACAGCTACATACTCTCGCATGGTCATGTGCTGCATGTTGATGTCTTTCATTTCATTACTCCAGTTTCTCTCATTGTTTGAATTAAAGCTTTATCTTGACGTTCTTTAATTGCTTTTAAATCTTTGACTAGTTGTTCTAATTCTTCAATGGTGTACCAATCTTCTAACCAAAATTGTGCTGTTCCATAAGTTTCAAATGTGTAGTCACTCATGTGTGCTCCTCGTGTTTTGGTGGTTCCCAACTGTCNTTGGGCTTCTGCCAGATGTANAGCAGTTTCATGTTGAGNTGAAAGCGTTCGTCATCGCTATAGAGTTCACGGCACTTGTCGTACCACTCTTCAGGCAATAGCTCCTCTAGTGCTCGCTCTGCCTTTACTGGACCTATGCCAGCTACGCCAATGATGTTGTCACTACGATCCCCTATGAGGCTTTGCATGTACAAGAACTTTAAGCCTTGGTCTGGAGTTACCTCCTGAAAGACTTTCTTTACAAAGTTGTAATGCTTACCTGGGATTTGTAATAAATCTTTGTCTATGCTGCAAATGACTGTTGTTCCACCTTCTTTGTCTTGTTGTATGCCCATCTCATCGTCTGCTTCGTAGCCGTTACAGATGATTGCTTTGTGCTGTGTTACTAGGAACTCTCGTACTGCTTGCCAGTGTGTTGGTCGCTCGTCTGGTCTGTTAGCCTTGTAGCTAGGTGCTATGTCCCTACGGAAATTGCCACTACCTGTAAGGTAAACGCTGTAAGACGTAGCACCTGTATCAGCCAAGATGTCTTGGATCATTTGGTCAGCCCTGGCTTGGGCTATCCATTGTTCGTCTTCGTTAGCTGATGCTGCTCCACGATAGACAACAATATCTCCGTCAATTAATGCTCTCATTTATCTCTTTCTAAAAAGGCGGGGACTACGATTTGGTCTTCAACTAGGTAGGGCAGAAAGCCAGAAAATTCCCTACGTTGACATCCTCGAATGCTGGCTTAACAGCCCCCTAAAATCACTCAACGGCAGATTCTGCTTCAGCTTCTGCTAAGTCTAAATCACCTGCTGTGTAAGCTTCAAACTTACGAGCAAGAGAAATAACAAAGTCAAGATTGCTTTCTTCTAACTCAAAAGGCTTGCCACCACGAGCAGCAATGTAGATGTCAGTTGCACGAGCTAGTGCGTTCTGACGAACGATTGCACGATCTCCGTGTAGAGGAGGGATTGGAAACACCTTAGCTGCATAGCCGCTGCCAGTTGTTTTAGTCACTGCTACCGCAGTGTTACTAGTAGCAGCTGGTGGGGATGTTCCAGCTCCTTTACGGAGGACGTTGACTGCTTTGGTTTCAAGACCATAAGTACCTGTGTTGCCATCAAACTCTACTTCGTCACCTGCTGCTGCGTTAGGGTTCTTAAACCCACACTTTACCCAAGTGCCATTAACTTTC